CGTTTGGCGCAAGGCTTGCGACAATCTCGGCAGCGTTTTCGAGAATCGCCTTGGCGTAGTTAGTGCTTGCCCCTTCGGCGGCAATGAGCGCAGAATCGGCAGCGATAGCGGTAGTGAATGCGTACATGATTTTCTCCTGTTCGGTAATGGGCTCGGGGTAGTTCCTTCGCCTCATGAGAACAATCTACGGCATTCCCGTATCTATGTCAAAGACTCCCGAGTTCGTCGTGTCGGGTATGTCTAGCACTAGACAATGAATCCTGCCGGACTTTCATCAGGTATGTCTAGACCTATACAAGAATCCCCCACGGTATCCCCCATCTGAAAACCTCACGTGAGGTTTATCCCCGACGGGCAGCCACGACCGCCAGCCCATAGCGATACACGCGGACACCCTATATAGAGAAACATCTCCCCTCCCCCCTCCCCCCCACCTCACACCAATAACAGAACCTAGCCTCTACTCTCCCTCTCGCCTACTTTCCCCAATTCGTGAGGCAACACGCTGCGATTCTTTGACGGGGGGGCTGCCTAGGCACGCCCTGGGGGGGGTATCTACTTATGCGTTGGGGTGGGTCCTGTCATATGGGTTGCATCTCCACTACATGCTCCACTACACTCCACTACATGGCTGGTAATGACTACAGGGGTGATCGGCGGCAGGTGTCTTTTGTGGTTGATACGAGTTTGTGGGGTGCAGCGAAGGGTGTGGCTGTGGCTCGTGGTTGGTCGGTTACTCGTTTGATTACTGAGTTGTTGGAGAGGGAGGTTGGTTGTGGTGTTGTTGGAGTTGGATCAGGAGATAGTGAAGGGTCTGGAGCGTCGGGCGGCTTTCACGGAGCACACAGTGTCGGAGGTAGCGGAAGCGATACTGTCCCAGGTACTGCTAGACGAGGAGTAGCCGTAACGCCTAACGGCACAAAACAACCTGACTGGGACGCAATCCTTGCGAGCGGGTTTGCCGCAAAGTCTGTGGTTCGTGGCACTATGTCAGATGTTGATCCTATTGAGGAGATTGCCTGATGCCACTTGAGATACTGTTGTTGCAGGCTTACTACCAGTATCTTGAAGACGGCGGAAGGCCATTGAGTGAAGAAAGTTGATTTAGACCGCTGGCAGAAGTATTTTGATTTCCGCAATGATGGTATTGCTGTAGAGGCTGCTGCTAAGAAGTCTCGTATATCTGCGTCTACTGCGTATCGTTTTGAGCGTGGCGATCAGTCGTCGGGTGGCCTGGAGGCTGCTTCCATTCTGGGTTACAACATGGTGGCAGGAAACTTGGTGTCCCAACCGTTGTCCCAGGAGGCCATGCAAGCCCTTGAGGACTTCAGTTATTTCCGCATGAGGTACTTTGGTCGCCGCTCTATGCCGTGGCAGGAGAGAGCCGCCTACGAGGTTCTGAGGTCCATTGACATCCCTGATCGGGAATATGTGGTCATGAATGAGCCTCCTGGCTCTGGCAAGTCCACCCTGTTCACTCACGACATTCCTTGCTGGCTTATTGCTAGGGATCGCCGTATCCGCATCATGATTGGTTCCCGTACCGAGCGACAGGCGAGGATGTATGTTGGACGAATCAAACGATCCCTGGAACGTGACGCACCACTCCGTGCCGCCTCTGATGACTTGGACAGGGGCATCGCGCATGATGCTGAAGCCTGCCTCCAAGATGACTTCGGGGCGTTTAAGCCTGAGGGCCGTACTGATCTTTGGCGTGGTGAAGCCCTTGTGGTCCGTCAGTTGGACGGGGTGCAACTCGATGACAAGGAACCTACGGTCTCCGCATGGGGCCAAGACAGCGGCTTCCTTGGTGGCCGTTTCGACTTTGTTCTTTGGGATGACCTTGTTGACAGGAAGAACACTAAGACGGCTGAATCAAAAGAGATGATCCGTGAGTGGTGGGACAGCGAGGCTGAGTCCCGCCTTGAGCCTCGTGGCACTCTGTTGCTTCAGGGCCAGCGTATTCAGCACGATGACTTGTACCGCTACTGCTTGGACAAGAAGACACTGGACGAAACCCCCAAGTACCGCCATGTGGTGTACAAGTCCCATGATGAAGAGATTTGCACGGGCGACCATGACAACCTGGATGCTTGGCCTAAGGGTTGCCTCCTTGACCCCCACAGACTGCCTTGGAAGCATCTAGAAACCCTCAAGCACAACAACCCCCGCTCGTTCTCTATCATGTACCAGCAGGAGGACGGCGATGTCATTGGCGGCTTGGTTGATATTGAGTGGATTACGGGCGGCATTGATGCTGAGGGCTACCCTGCTCCTGGTTGCCTAGACAAGCAACGCATGTTCCTTGACCCTCCAGAGAACCTTCTTAACGGCAACGGCTGGTCTTTTATTACGGTGGACCCATCCCCAACAGAGTGGTGGGGAGTCATCTGGTGGCTATACGACCCCGAATCAGGCAACCGCTACATCATTGATTTGCACAAGCGCCGCATGAACCCTGAACAATTCTTGTCCCTTGACCTCAATACTTTTGACTGGAGTGGACTCATACATGAAATGTACTTTGACTCTTGCGACCTAGGTATCCCTATTACTCATGTTGTAGTTGAAGTTAATGCTGCCCAGCGTTGGCTTTTGTCTCAACCCCATGTCCAGAAGTGGTCAGCCATGACGGGCGTATCGTTTGTTCCCCACACCACTAGCGTTAATAAGCAAGACCCTAAATACGGTTTGGAATCCATTGGTGATCTGTTCCGACAGGGCATGATTCGCATACCTTGGGGCGATATGGTTTCTCGTACTAGGTGTCAACATCTAATAGATGAGGCAACGAGATACCCTGATTACGACACGACCGATCTCATTATGAGTACATGGTTTGGTAAATTAGCGGTAGAGAACCACTACACTCCACGTAGGGAAGGGTTATACCAGTTGAACAGACCTGGATGGATGGGCTACGCCCGAAGGGGTATTGCATGAAGACAGTTGATGAAATTATTTCGCTTTACAAGCAGAGGGTAAATTTCTACGGCCCAATTCATTCCAAGATGAAGATGATCCAGCAAATTTACAATGGGTCATTTGAGGTTCCGCTGCCCGACATGGAGCAAAACTCCATCCCCTCTACTCCCAACCTTTTGGCTGCTGGTGTTGACCAAATGGCAGGCCGCATTACTTCCGTCATCCCTGCTGTGAATTTTTCCAGCATGAAGCCTGGAACCCGTTACTACGATCGTCTTGCCCAAACTGCCTCCCGCACTATTACGGGATGGTGGCAAGAAGACCGCGTGCCAATGAAGATGAAGCAGCGAGGCCGTCACCTTATTGCTTATGGAATGTCACCTGTGGTTATTCGGTGGAACTCGCAAGAACAGATTCCCACTTGGCAAATTCGTCACCCACTTGAGACTTACCCATCTACTGATGTTATCCCTGGGAATGTCACCCCTACCGACTGCATATTTGCCTACCGTCGTTCTGTTGGATGGATGCGATCAAATGGCTATGGAGACAAACTGTATGCACTTATGGGTCGCGGGGACATGCCTAATGATGCCAGTGTGCTTCTTATTGAATACATTGACGCTGACGAAACACATTTGCTTGTAGCGGGATATAAGACAACTGACCCTTATACGGCACAGTACGAACTGTCGTTTACGGGAGACAGTCTTAGAGGTGTAACCCTAGAGCATTATCTTAATGTTGGGGAAGAATGCCCTGTTGTTGTGCCCATGCGTATTACTCTTGATACGGCAGCGGGACAGTTTGACAACATGGTTGGCATGTATTACCAGCAAGCCAAACTTATGGCCCTAGAAGTTATTGCTGTTGAAAAGGGCATTTTCCCTGATACCTACTTGGTATCACGACCTGGAGAAATCGGTCGTTTTCTTGACGGTCCACATGACGGTCGAACGGGCATGGTTAACATTATTGCTGGCGGTGATCTTAAAGAAATACAATCACAGCCTGGTTACCTTACTAACCCAACTATTGACCGTCTTGAGCGCAACCAACGTGTTACGGCAGGCATCCCTGCTGAGTTTGGTGGCGAGTCTGGGTCAAACATTCGTACGGGTCGCCGTGGCGATGCTGTACTTTCCGCAGTTATTGATTATCCCGTCGCTGAGGCTCAAGAAACATTTGCTTACTCATTAGAAGAAGAAAATGAGATTGCAATTTCTTTGTCAAAGATGTGGGCTGGAGATAAAGAAAAAACTATTTATGTTGGTACAGGTAACGCTTCGCGCCCTGTAACTTATACTCCAAATAAGACATTTGAAACTGATGAACATACAGTTTCATATCCTGCTTCTGGTACAGATATTAACAGTCTTATTATTGGTATTGGTCAGCGTGTGGGTCTTGGCATTATGTCTAAGCAGACCGCAGCAACTCTTGACCCATATATTGACAACCCTGAGATGGAACACGACCAGATTATTGCTGAAGGTCTTGAGCAGGCTCTTATGGCTGGGCTACAGCAGCAAGCAACTAGTGGTCAGATTCCTCCGTTAGTTCTTTCTAAAATTATGTCTCTTGTTTCTAATGACAAGATGGAACTTGCTCAGGCTCTTAATACTGTGACAGAAGAAGCAATGAAGGAGCAACAGAAGCAGCAGTCTGCGGATGGGGGTCAGCAACCAATGACTCCTGACCAGGCTACTGCTGATACAACTGTTGCGGCTATGGCTGGTGGAAACCCGCAAGGGCAGTCTCCTATCCCTGGTGTTGGTCCTGGAATGTCTTCTCTTGGTGACATGTTGTCTAGCCTGCGTCGTCCTGCTCAAACGATTCAACCAATGCGTGGAGTACAGAGAGGAGCGGTTTAATGCCTCGTGGTGGAAAGCGTGAAGGAACTGCTGGTAAGGCTTACGTCAATCGCACCGATCTAGCAGTTGACTACAATAATTCTGGTTCTGCTGCTGCTGGCGGTATTCAGGCTCCCGCAGATTCTTCTCCAGTACAGATGCCCGTTTACCCCGATCAAATCCCATCTCTTAGTACCCCTACGCAACGTCCCAATGAGCCAATCTCTGATGGACTTCCGTCTGGTCCTGGGCGTGGGCCTGAGGCTCTTACTAATTTTGATCCTCGCCAAACAGAAACTCAGGCTCTTAAGAAATGGCTACCTTTGTTAGAGCCAATGATTGACGATCCTTCTACTCCTGAATCAGCAAAAATTCTTGTTCGTTACATCCGTGGGAGTTAGTCATGTTTATGCGTAACCTTGCAGCATTTACAGACGCATTAGGAGTCCAGCACGCCCCCACTATTTTTGCTCTTTCTCAAATTCCTTGGCCTAGCGATAATGATCGCAACCAATTTATCCTTGACCTTACTGGTGTAAGCATTAAGACGAAGGGCACGTATGTCCAGCCGTAATGATAAGAAGCCTAAGAAGGGGCTTTCGACTGCTTCTGAATTTCTTACTACGCATAACTGGACGGCTGAAGATTTTAACCTTGGGTCTTCAACTGCGCCGCCTGCACAAATTGGTACGCAACCAATTACTCCGCTTGGAACAGTTAGCAATACAACTGCCAATATGTCTACTCCGTTGGATCGAGCAAAAATTCAGCAAGTTCTTCAGAATCCTGAACAAATTAAAGCGGCTGAAGGTCCAGTTGCCGCAGCAACAGGTTTTTTAGCAAAACTGTTTGACTACAGCGATACTCAAGACAATCCCATTGAATGGGCATGGGATGGAACATGGCGCACCCTTGGTTGGGGCTATGACCGAATTAACCAGGGAGCATCATGGGCTGTGTCAGCCGCTCCTGGAGGAATACAAACTTTTTCTTTAGACCAAGCAGGACAAATCTCCTATGGTCAAGCAGCACTTGCTGCTGGTGCAGAAAATGTTAAAAACTTTGGACCAATGGGTCAAGCACTTAACGTAGTCACTAGCCCATTTAGTCTTATTGGTGGAGCCTTAGCCCAAGGTGATATGGCTGGCCCACTTGGTAAAAAAGGATTTGATGTAACTAACGTTGAAGACCGAAAGGCTGCTTTTGAAGATTCCGCTGTAGGGAAATGGGCTTCTGGTTTATCGGATGCAGTATTCAGTACTGTCGCTGATCCTTTGTTGTTTGCTGGCAAATTCTCTTCTCTTGCTAAATTGAAATACCTTGACAACATTTATCAGGGTTCTAAAGGAATTGATCGTCTGCGTGCAGATTTTGTAGCAAGCGCAGGAAAAGACTTTGCGGAAAAGGCTCCTATTGCCCAATTTGCTGCACGCACAGCAGCAGTTGATGCAGTTACTGGGAAAAAGGTTTTGTCTTATCAGGAAATTGCAACACGCTTGAGAGGGGCAACGGGGCAAGAAGAACTTGCTTCGGCTTTGTATCACAATACTGACGAGCATGTAGCCGAACTAATCATGCGCTATGGTTTTAATGACATTGAAGCGGGAGCAGAACTTACCGCTCGCCGTCCTGCCATTGGTTTGGCTGTGGTACGTAAACAGCGTGAAAGAGCAATGGAAATTGTTGCCCGTGAACCAGAGCAACGTGCCTACTGGAAGAAGCAGGCTTTAGATTCCGCTACAGCACTTGATGCTGAAATGAAAAATGTTGCTGAGGGAAGCGACGTTTGGAATCAGTTGCGGCTGGCTAGGGATAACGCCCAGGAAACCTATTCTGCGATTGTTGATAATCGACTTCATGAGATTGATAACGTCACAACTACCCCTGAGGTAGAGGCTCTTCTGGGTAGGGAACTTGATGATCTTGTTGCCAACAATGGATCACTGAGAAAGTTTCTTGGTGATGAAATGGCTCGTGTTTCTGAAACATCTAATTCTTTTGTTGGATCAACTAGAGGTTTTTCTGTAAACAATAGATTTGGTCGTGCGGTTGAAAAGTCAAGAATGAAACGCGTGGAGCAGGCTGTGCAAACTGCTGGAACCCGTGGAGCAATGAAGGCTACGGGCCGCAAGATTACTCTTGAAGATGGTTCTACCGCTGACGAGATGCGTCGTCTTAAGATTTGGGATCGTAACGAATTTGGGGCAAATGGTTTTACTCGTGCTGTTCGAGTGTGGCGTTGGTTTGGAGAGGAAAACCCTTCAGGTTTTATTACGACTAAGGGTACGGGGGCGCTTGATTCTTGGCGTGAGATCAAGGCAGTTCTTGATGATGTTGATATTTACAGCGGTCAATCACGCAATATCACACTTAAGGATGGGTCATCTATTGCAGTAGGCGGTCTTGAGAACAAAAACAAAATGGTCGGTTGGTACATGGATGCTGTACGTAATAACACGGCTGGTAATGAGGCTGCCCAAGTAGCCCTTGCCCGAATTGAAGACCAGATTTTTAAGGATATCTCTGCGTGGCATGGCATTAAGCCTGAAATTGCTAAAGCACTACAAGCAAAGGCTGCGGGTAAACGAAATCAAGTCATGTCTGACATGGCAGATAAGAACAAGGCTTTTTGGATTGATGATGATGGGACTAAGAACAAGGCTCCGTGGCTTGAGTCACAAATCCAAAATGGTACTTACATGTTGAACTATCGCTCCTACAACAAACTTGCTCGTATGCACAGCGAATCTCCTTTTATCAAAAGCATTGATGAAAAAGTTCAATTTGTTGGGGATAACGCTAAGAACGCCTATGACATATTTAATGAATTGTGGCGACCTGCTGTTTTGTTGCGCCTTGGCTACACGCAACGTAACGTCATGGAAGGTTTATTCCGTTCAACTGCGTATGCGTTTAGCCTTGATCCAATTAGAATGGCAGCAGTACAGGCAGGGCTTAGCCCTCGTAACGCATATATGAAGTATGCCATTCGCAAGGCTGGCGATAGGGCAGAAGCAATCGCAAAAGCAGGGGAACACGCTGCTAGTGGACTTGTCCAGTCACCAAGATATGCAAAGTGGCTTACTAATGAAATAAAGAATCGTGATTTAGAGACTCTAAAGTTTGAGGAATACATTAGCGCTCCTGGTGGGTTAATTGAGGACACTAGTGAAGAAGCAAAAAACTTCATGGTGGATTTTTACAACAGCCAGCAAAAGCGTTATTTGGACGCGCACGCAGCAGCACGCAAGGCTGGGGCAGGTACTGACGAATTGTCAGAGATTAAGCACATGGCAGATCGGGCAGGTGCAGAATCCAGCCGTGTCTCTAAAATTAATTCTTTTACAGGCGAAACAGCCGATTCAATGCAAACTTTAGATAACCTTCGCTATTTAGATACTTGGCTTAATGACTCTATTGCTCGCCGTGAAGCCCTTAACAATCCGCTTTCAGCCGCTGATTTATTTCGACAGCAGGGAGCAGCAAAGAGAAGAGTCTATGATGGGGTGATACAAGCCCCTGATGGAACAGTATTGCATCAGGCGTTTAATCCTGAGAGTGGATATGCAGATATTGCTCTTTCTAATCTGTCTGCCGATGGAACTACTAAATCAATGTCTATCAGTGCGGGAGACACTTACAACAGTGCAATTCGTGCTTACCGTAAAAAGAACTATGTAGACGTTAACCCTGATGATCCAACATATTTTTCTGGTGTTGCTTCTGCTCTTGCCCAAATGAAGTATTCGGATCTAGGTGCTCGTATTATCCGTGGCGATTCTCTAGATGATGTTGCTGATTTCCTCTATCGAGATAACGAGGGTCGGCAAATCTTTGAGTTTATTGTTCATGGCGAAAACGCTGTAGGCCGAAAACTAGAACTAACTCAAGAAGTGGCATATCAAATTGCTGCGCAGACACGTACCCGATACATGCAGATAGCCCCATCTCCTGAACTTCAGGACTATATGCGTGGCATGTTAATCAGTAAAGATTTTTACAACGGCGAGACTGTGAAAAGTTTTCTGTCTAAGTCTGGAGCAGATGGAACTCCACTATACGAACTGAAGCCAGTGGTTGGACATATTGCCGAAGAACTTGGAACTAAGAGTGTTCGTCAAACAATCAACCACATTACTCAGGCTGGAATGAAATGGCTTGGAACAATCCCTGAGGACGCTTTTGTTCGCGCACCGTTTTATGGAAAGCGGTATGAGGACACCCTAAAGCAAATGATTAAAAATCTTCAGGAACAAATTGGTGAAGAAGGCAAAATTACTTGGAAGGAATATCAAATCCTGATGAGGAGCGCACATCGGCGTGCTCTGAAGGATACTAAGGAATGGATGTTCACTATTGAACGTCGCACAAACCTTGGTATTTATGGTGAGGTTGCTATTCCGTTTGTTAGCGCAACCCAAAACTCTGTAACAACTGTTGGTCGTCTTTTGTGGAAAGACCCAACTGTTGGTGTCCTAATGACTGATCTTTACCGTACCCCTGACCGAATGGGTATTAAAGACGATCAGGGAAATATTATTATTCCAATCCCACATTCGCTTCTTCCCGATGGACTTGAGGAGCGGTTGGGTATTGAAAATCAAGATAGTTTGAAATTTAGTCTTAGCAGTGTGAATCTAATTTACCCTCAGTTGGAACAAGGAACTCTTTTCCAATTTGGACCTATTGTTGCAGTACCAACAACTATGTTTGTTAATGCTGGATTGTTTGGCACTCCTGATACTCCAGGTCCTTTGAAGGTGATTCCTGGTGGTGAAGCCTTGTGGAATATTTATAAAGATCACACATTTGGTAGTGGTGGTTCGCAGGGAATCCCTACCGATATTTTGACTTCGCTTTTTCCATCTACCGCTAATCGTCTTATCCAGTTGCTGCAAAAAACTGACAACAGAACGTATGCAACGTTGTATAACGCTAATATGCACGCTGAGATTCTTAAGTGGCGAGCAGGTATGCGGGATGAGCCGACAAAGGGCGAAATAACAACAATGACAGATAACCTGACAATGTTGAAATTGTTTGCTAATGCTGGTTCTGCGTTCCCCCCACAGTATGAGAATAACCTTGGTCTTGTTACTGATTTGTATACGTCATACCAAACTAAATATGGTGACGATGCAGATAAGATGTTTGTGCAAAACTATGGTGCAGACCTTTTGATTGCTAAGAATTTGGGTATGTCTAAGAGTCCAGTTCAAGCCAATGAGGGAATGGCTACTACAGCCAGAAAGTATGACTCTCTTATTGGTAGCGTCGCAGCAGAGTTAGCAGATCGTGGAGACCTTTCGGTCCTCTCAGTTCTTTTTAACGATAACCCAAATGCACTATTTGATGGGTCTATCTACTCCTGGCAGATGTCTAATAACATTCCAGGAGTAAGCGAACTATGGCGGCAGCGGCTTACTCCCGAAGAAGCATTGCTTAATGACTCTAAGAATGCAGGCTGGACTAAGAGTCTTCAGTACATAGAGCAACTAGATGCTCGCCTTGCTTCAATGGGTTTGTCTTCCTATGACTATGCGCCAGGTCTTAAGGCGGAAAAGGATAACTTTATTGCTGGAATGGCGGCTGATCCGTTGTATTCCGCGTGGGCGCGAGACTGGCAGGAGAATGGGGCTAGCCGTACTACTAGCACGGTAATGCTTATGCAGTCAGCCCTAAAGGACCCAACTTTCTTGAAAGACCATATGGAATCTCCTGTTTGGAATGCCGCTTCTCAATACCTTCAGGGAAGAGCGCAGGTGCAAAATGCTCTCTTAGCGACTGGTGGAGGAAGTATTGATAGTAATGTAAATACTGGGACAAAGCAGTGGTGGGATTCATTTAGGGCTAGCCTTAAGAATACAATTCCTTCCTGGGCGCCGTTTGCAAATCGGTTCTTAGATGGGGATGACGATCCGCAGAATCCTGGAATCTCATTTGGTACGACTCTGGTTGGAGGACGGTAATGGCAGGACCAAATATTGGATATACCCCTGGGGTTCCTTATGCTCCATATAAAACCCCAGCGCTTCCGCCTATGGGTGGGACAGGAACTCCTGCGCAAGGTATACCAAGTCAGCCTCCTATCGGAGCTAACCCTAACTACAACGCTTTTATTTATACACAAAATGGACAGCCTGTTTATTGGGATGTTAGTAGTGGCAAAAAGCGTTTTGACATTCTGAACAGGGAGCAGCAGGACAACCTTATTGCCAGTATGGATAGTGCTTATGGCAAGGGTAAGTGGAAATACGCAGATATGCGTAAGGGCTGGGATGCTGCTCTTGACATGTCTGCCAGTTACAAGGCTGCATATGGGCAAGACGTTTCAGTCTTTGATACTTTTGCTGCTCGCGCGAAGGCTAACTCATCTAACGGCATGACGATGGGTGGCGTTCTTGGTGGCGGTGGTGCTGGTGGAGTTAGTTCATCTATTAGCAAATCAGTTCAATTAACTGATCCAACTACAGCGCGTGGTCTTATTGATAATGCCTTATCGTCTTATCTTGGCCGTAAAGCCAATACTAAAGAACAGCAGGCATTCTTTAAGGCTCTTAATGTTCAAGAGCAGAGAAATCCAACTATTACTAGTACGACTTCAGTTAGTGGTAAAGGTTCGTCAAGTAGTTCTTCTACTACAACTGGAGGGTTTAGTCCCTCAACATTTGCTCAAGAATGGGCTGCTGGGCAGGAAGGTTCTGGAGAGTTTCAGGCCGCAACTTCTCTATTGGACACGTTTATTAAGTCGATTGGAGCGAAAGTCTGATGGTTGCGCCACGTAAGACACCTCAGAGAATGACTGCTAAGCAGCAGCAGGCTAAGCGTGATGCTAAAGCAGGCGGATACATAGATAAGAATCTTGATGGGGTTGTTGATGTTGATCCGTTAAGTCGTGAAGAAATGGCTGCCCAGTATCAGTCTGCGCTTGGTTTGATTTATTCGGTTCCTGAGATTACTGATATTTTTGATAAGGCCGTTAAGCAGCAATGGGTAGGTGCTGATGGTCAAGCCAAGTTTAATGCGGCTGTTCAAAACAGTAACTGGTACAGAACTAACAATAGTTATTTTCGTACGGCTTGGGCTTCTGAGCATTTTGGCATGAAAGATGGTCAGCCAAGTGCTGACTGGCAAACGTCCGTTGATGCTGCTCATCAAGCAGTCCAAAATCGAGCAAACCAAATAGGTTCTGATCTTTCACCTGAAGAGGTTAATGCTCTTTCCCGCCGCTACTTGTATGAGGGATGGGGTGAGCAAGGTCGCGGTAATCTTTTGGATCAGGCTCTTAGCGAAGAAATTACTTATCTTCCTGATGGTCGTGGCGTTGCCAGCATGAAGGGTTCTTCGGGAAATCTTTATGACGATCTCAAGGCTGTTGCTACCGCTAATGGCATGAACTACAGCGATAACTATTACTTGTCTGCGGCTAAGTCCGTTGCTTCTCAACTCACTACTACTGATGACTGGTTGCGGGATATCCGTGAACAGGCAGCGGGAATGTTTCCTGTATATGCAGACAAAATTAGTAAGGGGGTAAATGTTTCTGATTTGGCCTCTAACTATGTCAACACAATGGCGCAGGAACTAGAGATTGACCCCAATACTATTAGCCTGAATGACCCGTATATTAGGTCTGCTCTTACAGGAAATGACCAGAATGGTGCTCCTGTTGCAATGAGTCTTTGGGATTTTCAGCGTAAGTTGCGGGATGATCCACGTTGGATGAATACAAATAAGGCACAAAATGATGTTACGTCTGCTGCTGGAAAGATCATGCAAATGTTCGGTTTAATGGGTAGGGGTTAATTGTGGCTACGAAGCAGACTAGATTTGAGAATCCGTTTGGGCTTACGGGTCTTGACAATTACATTACTCAGGATGTTCCAGATGTCCCTACAGGGAATACTGAGGTGGTAGATCCTAACTCTGCTTCTGCTGTGCAAACCCAGGCTGATACGGCGGCTAAGGCGCGTCTTGATGCTCAGTTGGCTGCTGATGCGGAGGCAAGGGTTACTCAGGAAACTACTCGCCAAAATAATGCTATTCAGGTTGTGCAGGCACTTCTTGCGCAATATAACCTTAGTTCGCTATATAATACTGTAGTTAATTATGTCAAGAGTGGATATGATCCTGAGGCTATTTCCGTTCTTATTAGAACTACACCCGAATATCAGCAACGGTTTCCCGCAATGGCAGCACTCTCCTCTAAAGGGCGTGCTATCTCTGAGGCTGACTACATTAATTTTGAGCAGCAAGCATCAGGTCTAGAACGCCGATATGGACTTCCTGAAGGAATGCTCATGGGGAATGTTACGGAACTTTTGACTAATGAAGTTTCTGCTACAGAACTTAATGACCGTGTTGTCTTGGCTTCAGCGGCTTCAATTCAAGCGCCCCAAGAAATCAAGGATACGTTCAAGAATTATTATGGGATTGATTCAGGCGGCATGACTGCCTATTTCCTTGATCCCGATAAAGCCATTCCTCTTCTAGAAAAGCAATTTGCTTCTAGTGTTATTGGAAGTGAGGCAACCCGCCAGGGCGTGGGAATTGACGTATATGGCGCTGAGAACCTTCAAAGTCTAGGTATCACTCAGGACCAAGCCCGTAGCGGTTTTGGGACTGTAGCGGCTTCTAAGGGGCTTACAGCAGGTGCTGGAGACACAGTGTCTCAACAGGAACTTGTTGCTGGAACTCTTGGCAAGGATCAGGCCGCTCAACAAAACATTGAACGAGCCGCTTCTTCCAGAGTTGGCAGGTTCCAAGGTGGCGGAAACTTTGCCCAGCAGAATGGTCAGAATGTTGGCCTAAGTTCTTCTGAGACACGCTGATAGTAAGCCTCTTGCACTAATTGCTTTTAACGTGCATACTTCAGGTAGTGCTTGACTTGGCCCTGCCGAAAGGCGGGTGTGCTAACTCAGAGCCTTTCCAGTGCGGCGTTGGCCTGTCGTGTCTGCGTATCTTGGCTATTCATTAATTCTGTTTATGACACCTTGTTATAGGCATCCACGTTATACCTCCGTCCAGTTCTCCCGATTGGGCGTGTAAAGGAAAGGGAAGGGCAAATTATGTCTGACAACTACATTGAAGACGACATCGAAACTGACGACATTGAAGATTCAGCCAACGATGGAAGCCCCCGTGGTCTCCGCCGTGCAGCGAATAAATCAAAGAAGTTGGAATCGGAACTCGCAGCAGCACGCCGCGAACTAGCGTTTACGAAGGCAGGAATCAATCCTGATGATCCACGAATGAAGTATTTCGTTCGCGGTTATGACGGAGAGATGACAGCAGATTCGGTACGCCAAGCGGCTCTTGACGCGGGTTTTCTAACATCACAGGCTTCTGAAAATAGCAGGGTTCAGCAACAGGCAGCCGCCTCGCAGGATCGGGTTATGACGGCGGCAGCAGGCGCAATTATGGAGGATTCCTCCGAAGAAGCAGCCTACGCCCGTATGGAAGCAGCGATGGAGGAGGGCGGAGTCGATGCAATGTTAGACGTTGCCCGACAGTACGGAATCCCAATCGCTACCGAACAGTAAAGGAAATACAATGCCTGCTGGTACTGGAACCGCTGGTTCTAATCAGAACGGCCCCGCAACGTCCCCAATGTACTCACCTGGTGAGATCGTTACCGCTGCTGGTCCGTTGTCCATCAATGCCCCTGCCCCCATTGTCGATATCACCCTTGGTAGCCAGTTTGTTACCAAGGCATACGACCTTGCGGTCTACCCCGCTCTGCGTCCCGAACTCATTTTCGATCAATTCGCAACGGTTCGCGCAACCAACACCACCCACCGTGGCGGTTCGGTTCGCTTCTCATTCGTCGATGACATCAGCGAGCAGACTACTCCGCTCCTTGAGAACCTTGACGTTGACTCCGTAACCCTCAACAGCAAGGCACTCACCGTGTCCATGCGTGAGTACGGCACGGCAGTCACCAACACCGCCCTCATCCGTGGCACGAGCATGATCTCGCTCGATCCGCTGATCGCAGAGCGCGTGGGCTACAACGCTGGCCTGTCAATCGACACCCTGTGCCGTACGGCTCTTGATGCCACCACGGTCACCTACGATGACGGCTCCACGGCCACCATCGGTTCCATTGGCACTACGGCCACCCCGCTTTCGGGTGCGACTCTGCGCCAGGGTGTTGCGCGACTGCGTGCAGCCAACGTTCGTCCGTTGCGTGGCGGTAACTATGTTGCTGTCATTAGCCCGTACCAGGCTCAGCAGATCATGTCAGAGACCACTGACACGGGCTGGCGCTGGATGGTTGGATACTCCAACAACGATGCACCGTCAGGCAACAGCGTGTTCATGGGTGAAGTTGGAACCTACGAAGGTGTTCGCATCATCGTTAACAACCACCTCACGAACCAGGGTCAGGGCTACCTGATGGGTGCTGAGGCACTTGCTAAGGCGTTCTCTACGGCTCCTAACTTTGGGCCGAACCCGAAGACTGTGGTTTCTCCCGTAGTCGATAAGTTGAGGCGTTTTGCATCCGTTGGCTGGTACCACCTCGTTGGGTACTCGGTCTTCCGTGCAGAGGCTCTGCTTCAGATCAAGACTCAAGCAACGCTGGTCTAATCTGGTCCGACCCCTCCCTCTTCTTTACTCCCGTTCGGGGAGGGGGGGGTCACTCCAAAACTTTGATACTGGGGAAGGTAAGCAATGGCTCCGAAGGATAAGAACTTTCCGATGGCTGGAAAACTTGGCGGCATGGGTGGCAAGTACGGTCGTAAGGCTGAGAACCTGACTGCTAAGGAATTGAAGAAGGCTGGTGGCAGTAAGGCTGCTGCTGGTCCTAAGGTATCGATTCAAGACACTCGCCGCGATTACAGCCGTGGTATCACTCTTGGCCCTAAGGGTAAGCCACTTACGGGTAGCGTCACTCTTGGTAACGGCAACACTGCTGTTTACAGGGCTGGCAAGCGCGTCATGAAGGCTACCGCGTTTACCCCCAAGCGCGACGGTGGTGGTGGTGGCGGCGATGGTGGCGATAGTAGAGGAAGCAAAACCTATAAAGCCCCATCAAAGAATTTGGTAAAGAAAACTGTTTCTGGAGCAGGACGATCTTCTGGTTCATCTGCTGCGGCTGGTATCAGTGGCAGACGCATGGTTGGCAAGACAACCGCTCCTGGTCCAAAATCTGGTTCTTCTGCTGCTAGTGGCATTGGTAGTTATAAGCCGTCTGTTAAGAAAACTTCTGCTCAAGGTGGTCCTGCTGTTTATTTAGGTGGTGGGCGTGCTGGAACTTCACAACGTAAGGGTTATACCCCAGATGCGTGGGATATGGATAAGCCATATAGCGCCGCCCAAGTAGCGGATAAGGCTTTGCTTGTTGCTTCCTTAATTCCTGGTATTGGAGTTGCTGCAAAGGGTGCAAGAACAGCAATGGCAGCGCGCGGTTTGGCTAAAGTTGGGCTTAAGGGAGTTTCTGGCCGTGCAGCAGATGCTCGTGTTGCTTCTGCTATTAAAGGTTACAAACCAAAGCCTGCTACTTCTTCTGCTAAGCCTGTTCCCAAAAATCCTGCACCAATTAGACCTGCTGGTTCTAAGCCAGTTCCTAATGCTGGGCCGAAGCGTACTCCACAAACGTCTACTCCTGATAAGCCTGTGGTAAAGACTCCTGCTCAAAAGGCTGCTGAGACTCGTGCAACTAATAAGGCTAACAAGGCTGCGGAAGCAGCAAAGCAATCTAAGAAGCGTGCTGGCAATATTGCCGCGTACAGGCGAAACAGTCTGACTCCCGCTCAGAGAGCGGCTGCTACTCGTAAGGCTAACGCCGCAAAGAAAGGTGGAAAGAAGTAATGGCTATTGGTGATCCGATACAGAAAAAAATTTCTCAACGGGTTAAGGCTGGCCCTGCTGGTCGTGGTGCTAAGAAGACGATGCCAGTTAAACTCAAGGCGCGTGGTTCTGCTCCTAAGGTTGCTAAGCCTAAGAGTGAGGCCGCTAAGCAGTTGAGTGTTCTTACTAAGAAGCCTACTGCTATTGCCGCTAGAAAGGCTGCTCTGGCTAATAAGGTGCAGAGCATGAAGGCTGTTCGTGGTCGTGCGGCTGCGGCATCTGTTCCTACTGGTCGTGGCGCTTCTGGTGCTGCGGCTGGGAAGAAGACTCCTGGTACAACGACTCGCGGTCAGAGCAACTTTGTTCTTGACGCTCTCCGCAATGCAGCAAACAGTATGACTGGTAATCGTGAGCGTCTTCAGAACGAGCGTTACAAAAAGGTTATGACTAGCAAAAAGGCTGCTTCTAAGGCTGCAAAGAAGGGTTACTAACTATGTGTATGAAGTGTGGATGCTGCACCCCTAACGATCATAAGACTGGTGCTACTGACTACGGCAACAATGGTGGTTCCGCTAAGAACGGCATCATTGTTCCTGCTTCGGACACTAAGCCTGGTGGTTACGACGGGAACAACGGCTACTAGTGGCTACTCCTGCGTGGCAGCGGTCTGAAGGCAAGAACCCTAAAGGGGGTTTAAATGCTAAAGGTCGTGCGTCTTACAAGAAAGCAACTGGTGGGACTTTAAAGCCTCCTGTTAAGAAGGCTGAAGCGAAGAAGTCTCCTAAGTCTGCTGCCCGTAGGAAGTCTTTCTGTGCCCGTATGGAAGGCATGAAGAAAGTTAATACTTCTGCTAAGACTGCAAAGAATCCAAATAGTCGTATCAATAAATCGTTGAGAGCGTGGGATTGCTAATGAAGAAGGTTGCTTTTTGGGATAAGCCAAACCCGAAGAAGAAGTCAACTCCGCTATCGCCTAAGCAGAAATCTGCGGCTAAGTCTCGCGCCAAAGCAGCGGGTCGCCCATATCCAAACCTTATTGATAATGCTGCTGCTAAGCGGGGTAAGAAGTGACTGTTCAGCAGCAACTACTTGGTCGTGGCACATACGGTCCTCGTGTCGTTACTGGTGCTGATGTTTCTCCGCTGTGGCAGTTTTTTCTTGCTCCTCCTGCCCAGAACTCTATTTTGATTTATAACAATGGCGATGTTGTTGAACAGGCTACTTTTGTAAACGATGTTATTAAAGACCCTGACGTTCATACTTATATTCTTGGTGGTACGGATTTTCGTACTGATGTAGGTACGTTTGATTACGATGCGTTGACTGCGGCTGGCTACACTTGGCGTGATGTGTATAGCGACAATGTTTATGGCGTGCAGTACGACAGTCCGTATAATTAGGAGTTTGTAATGCCTTCAATTAATTTGCCTACACCGAATAAGACTCCTGGTGATGGTGCGCCTGCTGGCGATATGAATCTTGTTATTGAAGGTATTAATACTCTTAACTCTGCTGTTATTGGTATTCCTGCTGGGCCGACTGGGGCGGAAGGTGCTACTGGTCCGACTGGACCAACTGGTCCTACAGGCGCGGCTTCTACTGTTACTGGACCTACAGGTGCTCAAGGTTCTCAGGGTGTGACTGGGCCTACTGGCGGTCAGGGTCCTATTGGTCCGACTGGTGCGCAGGGACCTACAGGTGTTCAGGGCTATCAGGGTATTCAGGGACCGACTGGTGCTACAGGTCCAACGGGAGCGCAGGGTGTTTCTGTCACAGGGCCAACTGGTCCTACGGGCGCACAGGGTCCTTCTGGTAATGCTAACGCGCATGACTCTGCGCATTTGGCTACAACGACTGTGCTTCCTAACTCCCCTGTTTATACTGCTGGAACTTTGGGTGCTGATGGTGGCTACGGTGTTGGGGCGACTATTACCGCGACAACAAATGGTCGCCTTAATCTTGATGGTTCTAACGCTCTTAATTCTGAACGGATTCTTGTTAAGAACCAGGCAACTGCTACACAGAATGGTATTTATGTAGTTACTGCTCAGGGTTCGGGTAGTTCGTTGTGGAAGTTGACTCGTGCTACAGATTATGACAATCATGTCGCTGAGCAAGTTGACCAGGGAGATTATCTTCTTGTCTCCACTGGAGCCGTAAACGGTGGCAGTTCTTGGATCATGAACGTAGCAGGAACTGGCACTAATGGTTCAATCATTATTGGTACTGACGACATTCAATTTGCACAGACTGGCGGAATAGGTCCTACAGGTCCAACTGGCCCTACTGGAGCAACTGGTTCTGCGTCTACCGTGACTGGACCTACAGGTCCCGTTGGTGCAACTGGCCCAACTGGATCTCAGGGTCCTACGGGTGCTCAGGGTATCCAGGGCATTCAGGGTAATACTGGTCCTACTGGTGCGACTGGTCTTACTGGCGCGACTGGTCCAACTGGTGCTGTTGGTGCAGCGTCTACCGTTACAGGCCCGACTGGTCCTGCTGGCGCTGCTGGGCCAACTGGCCCTACTGGTGCTGCTGGGGCGGCTTCCACCGTTACTGGTCCCACTGGACCTACAGGGGCTGCGGGAACTAACGGCACGACTGGTCCTACAGGACCCACTGGTGCGGCTGGGGCAGCATCCACTGTGACTGGACCTACTGGTCCTACTGGTCCTCAGGGAACTCCTGGTACTGCTGGTGGTACTGGCCCTACGGGTCCTCAGGGTGCTATCGGTCCAACAGGTGCTGCTGGCGCTGATTCTACCGTCATTGGGCCTACTGGACCCACAGGTGCTTCTGGTGCAGCAAGCACCGTTACGGGACCTACGGGACCCACAGGTGCTTCTGGTGCTGCCTCTACTGTCACAGGACCAACGGGTCCAACAGGACCGACTGGTGCAGCCTCTACGGTTACAGGTCCAACTGGTGCAACTGGCGCTACTGGACCAACTGGACCATCTGCTGCTGATCCTTTTAGTGTTGTTTTAATGCTAGGCGGCATGTAATGAAAATTGCTGTCTACGCTATTGCCAAGAATGAAGCACAGTTTGTGCAACGGTGGTTTGATTCCGCTAAGGAAGCCGATTCACTGCATATCCTAGATACTGGTTCATTTGATAACACTGTCACTCTGGCTCGTGACTTAGGTGTTGATGTGGCGCGGTGGGAGATTAGTCCGTGGCGGTTTGATAAAGCACGAAACATGTCGCTTGATCTTGTCCCTGAGGACACTGATTTGTGTATAGCACTAGACATGGATGAAGTTTTGGTTGAGGGCTGGCGGGAACATTTAGAGGCTGCCTATGCTGACGGTGTTACGCGCCCCCGATACAAGTACACATGGTCCTGGGTAGGTAGCAATCCTGGGCTGGTGTATGGCGGAGACAAAATTCATGCCCGTCACGGCTATTACTGGAAACATCCCGTCCATGAGGTCATTACCCCTAAGGACCCTGAACGAGAGGTACAAGGCTGGTATGGGCTGGAAATCCATCATCACCCTGATAACACAAAGTCTCGCGGTCAGTATCTCCCCCTTCTTGAACTTGCTGTCAGTGAAGACCCAGAAGATGACAGGAACTCTCATTACCTTGCGCGGGAATACTTCTTCGCTGGACGATTAGATGAGGCAAAGGCTGAGTTTCAGCGGCATCTAGGTTTGGAGTCGGCTAGGTGGGGTGCCGAGAGGGCGCAGTCGTACCGTTACTTGTACAAGATTGATAAGCATCATCTGTGGTTAGCGCGTGCGTTGGAGGAGGACCCTGGCCGCAGGGAGACTCTTTTGGACTATGCGTTCTACTGGTATACGTATGAGAACTGGGCTGAGTGCCTGAAGTATGCGACCGCTGCTTTGACAGTCAAGGAGCGGCCTTTGGAGTATTTGACTGAGGCTGAAGCATGGGGGCCGCTGGCTCATGACTTGGCTGGCATAGCGGCATTTAAATTGGGTTATTACCAGCAGTCTGCTTATCACGGCATGGAAGCGTTAAAGTTGTCACCTTATGAGGATAGACTTGTCAATAATCTAGACCAGTATAGGAAGGCAGCGGCATGACAACGATGCGCGATTTGATCTCTGATACTCGCCGCATGGCGTATGGGTCGCTGCATGACCAGATCAATCTCGTGGCTGCTCCTTATACTGCTGGTGCAACTACGTTGACACTTGATATGGATATTACGGGCATTACCCCTGGTATGTCTTTGAGTAGCGATTTGAACGTCTGGTATGTAAAAGGAACTGAATCCTCAACTAACAGTGTTTTTGTTATCCCTGGTTTTGACAACTCACCACAAAGAGACGTTGCTGTAGGACAATTCGTTTTCATCAAGCCTCGCGTAACTGACTGGTACATGTTTGAAACAATGAACCAGGAGATTCTACGTCTTTCGACTCCTGAGCATGGCCTTTACCAGATTTCTTCATGGACTGTACCTGTTGACCCAACATGGCAGACTTATGTAATTCCCGATACTGCATATGCAGACATGGTTGGAATTCTTCGTATCCGCTATCGCCTTCCTGGTTCTCCTGATGTGTGGATGGAAATTCCAGAAAAGTCATATCGCATTCAATTCACTGATGGAGTTTCGCAAATTCGTTTGCTCCGTAATATCCCTAGCGGTACTGATGTGCAATTTATCTATAAGGCCACGTTCCATCAGGCAGAAAACCTTGATGACAATGTAAACACTGTGTGTGGTCTATCCGCAACAATGGTAGATATTCCCACTCTTGGTTGTCTTGGAACGCTTCTACGTACTACTGAGTCTCGCCGTAACCAAGTTCAGCAGCAGGGTGATGCTCGTCGCGCTGGTGAGGTTGCTGGCGGCTCAAACATGGCTATCGCAGCAAGGATTGAGAAGGATCATCAGATGCGTATCTGGGAGGAAGCAGCGCGATTGATTCAGCGTGTGCCAATCGTTAGGAGTCTGTAAATGGTTCAGATTACTAACCCGTTTGACCAGCCATATTCTGAACGCACTCAGGCTCTCCCCTCATATTTCTCGCCTTCTGTCATAGGAATTGCGGGTGTGCCGTATCTGATTGATACGTCATCGGATTACACGGGTGCGGGTAGGTTTAAGCGTGAGGCTATGGATGTTGTGCAGCAGCGCAATACGAATAGTCAGCGAGATTTATTGCTTCTTCCGCAGGATGTGTGGAGGCAGCAGGTTGAGTCTTGGCATCAGGGTGCGGGTCAATCAAATCTTGATCGTGATGATGCTTTGCAGTATCGCTATGAGGATTCATTTGGTATTAATCCTTGGACTCATTGGCAGTTAAACCTTTTACCCGATACACAAAAGATGGGTTCTTATTCAGGTTCCGTTTGGGTTACTACTTATGACACGTATCTGGCTGTAGTAAACGGTTCTTCCATTTATTGGTATAACAATGTTTCTGCGTCAGCAACTGTTGGATCTACTTCAGCGGGTAGCGTATCTGTTGTCGCTATTGCTGATAGTGCGCCGTATGTTACTACTCTTACTTCTGATGGTGCTGTAAAAACTACTGCGAGTCCATCATCAAGCCCAGCATTGGTTGGTATTTGGCCTGACGCAAACTTTGTAGCATATGTTAAGGATTACATGATCCTTGGGCAAACTAATAAACTTTATAACATTACTGCGGGTTCTCCAGGGGTACTTGTATATACGCATCCAATATCAGCATTTCGCTGGCAAGCGGCGACGGCTGGAAATTCTTGCATTTATTTAATCGGCGGGGTTGGCGATAAAAGCGTTATTCATCGGGTTGGGATTAAGCAAGACGGCACTGGTTTATCTCCAGCAATTGTTGCTGCAACTCTTCCTGATGGTGAAATTGGTTATTCGATTAGCGAGTATCTAGGTTTTATTTTGATTGGTACGGATAAGGGTGTCCGTGTTGCTACGGAAAATAACGCTAGTGGAGATTTGACTCTTGGCCCAATAATTCCAACTTCTGCTCCTGTGTTTTGTTTTGAGGGCCAGGATCGGTTTATTTGGTATGGCATGAGCAAAATGAATTCTACTTACGGTGACACAGAGGTAGATATTTTCCCGAACGGAACTGTCTGTGGTCTTGGGCGCATGGACCTGTCTACCAGCACCACAAGTAGTCTTACTCCTGCTTACGCTTCCGATATTTGTGCTATTACAGAAACAAATAAGACAGTCCATTCAGTTGTAACTTTCCAGGGTAAACGGGTTTTTAGTATTGATGGTTCTGGCGTGTGGGCTGAAAATACTAATCTTATGCAGGGTGGTTGGTTAAAACAGGGAACTATGTCGTTTTCTGTGGAAGACCTTAAAACTGGTTTGTACATGCAAACTAAGTGGCTTCCGCTTGTTGGAGAGATTGATCTAGACGTTTCCTATGATTCTTATGGATATATCCGTTTAGCAAACTTTATTCAGACAGGCACAATTCGTTCTGGAAATACAAGTATTAACGGGACTCAGTTTTCCCGTATCAATGTTCGCTATGTTCTTAAGCGGGATAGCAGCGTGACAACCCAGGGTCCCACTATGACCCGTTGGGAAGTTCGCGCTATTCCTGTAAAGGGCAGGGCTTCCCGTTGGACTCTCCCAATTATGAACTATGAGGAGATTGAGATTGACGGGGTTAAATATACTCGTGATCCGCTGGCAGTTTACGACACGCTTATAGATCTAATTGAGAACAGCACTCTATTTACTCTGCAAGAATCAGGTAGGGCATATCAGGTACATGCTAAGGATTTCCTTTGGCAACCTGAGAAACTTAGTATTAATGGTAGGGCTTGGGAAGGTACGTTCGTGCTAGTTGTGGAGGAAGTGCAATGAGAAGGTCTTACGCTGGTGCTGCTCAGGCGGCACAACTTACAACTGCTCTTGGCGGTTCTACTGCCAACCTTACTATTTACTGTACCGATTGCTCTAACTGGCCTACGGGTACAGGCGGTTTCCCGTTCTTTGTTGTTATCGACCGAGGTAAGCCCACTGAGGAAAAAATTCTTTGTTCTTCCCGTAGCGGTAATGTTCTTACAGTTTATGACGATGGTATTACTAATGGTCGTGCTGCCGATGGTACGAGTATCACTACCCATGCGGCTAATGCTGTAATTGAGCATTGCATGACTGCTACAGACGCTAACGAGGCTAACCTTCACGTAAATACCTCGCCTCTTCATGTGACTATCTGTACTTCCGCAACTCGTCCTGCTAGCCCTACGGCTAATCAAACCATTTTGGAAACAGATACTAAACTTCTTTACTGCTATATTGGCAGCACTTGGCAAGTCATATCACCACAACTAGCAATAAATGACAGCAGCGTGAATGCCATGCTGCTTATGGGAGGATAAAAATGGCAACAACCTATAAGCGGCTGGGCGCAATCGCCTCTACTGGGACGATTGGAACTGCCGATACTTTGTACACAGTGCCAGCAGCAACGGCGGCGGTCGTATCGTCAATCGTAGTATGTAACACTGCGGCGACTACGGCTACGTTCCGTATTGCAGTTAGCACTACTACTTCGTTTGTAGCGGCTGGCTACTTGTTCTATGGTTTGACTGTAGCGGCTAACGATACGGCTGTCTTTACTCTCGGTGCAACGCTTGATGCTACGAATAAGTATCTGCTTTGCTCTGCATCAGCAAGCACCGTGTCATTCTCTGCCTTTGGGTCGGAGATTGCATAATGACTCTTGCTCTTGGTTCTAATGCTGGGGCACAGCGTGGACTGGTAAAGCAGACCAGCGCGGTAAACGCATTGAGTGTGAATGGATATGCCGCTCCTGGAACTTTTTCGAACGCGGTTACTGGAACCTATTCCTCTTCGGGAATCAACTACTCCTACGTGTCATTTCTTGCATCATCAACACTAGAGGTAACCCGACCAGGATTATTTGATGTTTTAGTTGTTGGCTCTGGTGGTGGTGGCGGATCGGGTCTTACAACTGCCGCAGTTAATGGCGGCGGCGGCGGCGCAGGCGCAGTTATCCTTCTTGAAAATCTTTATGTCCCCGTTGGTAGCCACACTGTGGCAATTTCGGCTGGCGGTGCGGCAAACGGTACGGCTGGAGGCGTAACCACTTTTAGCACCTACTCCATTGCTCCTGGCGGTGGTGCTGGCGGTGGATACCAGTCAAACACAACACCGTCGCTGAGGATGCGTGGCGGAAGTGGCGGTGGTGGAATGGCTATCTTAACCAGCAGTTTCCAACTTGGTGGTTTCGGAACGGGTGGTTACGGAAATAACGGCGGTGCTGGCGAAAATACCACTGCCGCAGGTTCTGGTGGCGGTGGTGGGGGTGGTTACTCCGCTGTCGGTTCCACAGGGACAACCAGTGTTGGTGGTGCTGGCGGTGCTGGATACACAACCAGTATTGCTGGTTCAACGCCGACAACTACTTGGACAACTGGTTCTTTCACATTTGCTGGCGGAGGTGGGGGGGCAAGAAACTCTGGTTCCGCTGGTGCTGGTGGATCAGGCGGAGGCGGTGCGGGTGGCACTACTGGTGTTGGTACTGCTGGAACCGCTAACACGGGTGGTGGCGGTGGTGGTTCTTATTCAACTACTGCTGGCGGTGCTGGCGGTAGCGGAATCGTAATTGTGCGAATGAGGACAAACTAATGGCATACAAGAATGCTCACGCTGCAAAGATTGAAGACGGTGTAGTTACTCAAGTTATCGTTATCCCGTTCTGCAACGATGACGATGCAGAGGTGACCGCGTACTGCAACGGTATTGGCCTTGAAGGTACTTGGGTAGATACCTCGTACATCGGTAGTCGGCGTGGCAAGTATGCGGGTGTTGGTGACACCTGGGACGGCGAGAACTTTGTCAGCCCCGTAGTTGAAGTACCTGCTGAGTCGTAATGCCTGACTGGTTAGATACACCTGGTGAGTTCCTCGCTGTCATCACTATCACTTCGATAGTGTTGGCGGCTCTCATATGGCTCATTCGGGCAGTATCCGCCATCCAGCATGAAACTAAGCCCAACAGCGGTATGTCGATGAGGGATTCAATAAACCGTATCGAGAGTAGTGTAGACAGGTTGAACGATAAACTGGATGGTCACATTACGTGGCATCTGGATAAGGAGTAGTTATGTTGGACAAGATTCCCGCTGAGGTTCGCCATATCCTCATCATGCTGCTGGCCGCTGTCCTTGGTTGGGCTTCGGACAATGTGCTCAACCTTGGTATCAGTCCGCTGTTGGCTTCTCTTCTAGGCGTGGTCCTGGGAACCCTGATCCTTTATGTAACCCCTCTTACCCGCCAGTATGGTGTAGGTAAAGGATGACTACCTCACTGAACGGCTGGCCTGTACCGCCTAGGAAACTGGTCACTAAGAAGGTTCCTGGCGCGGATAGGCGACTCACGCTCGCTGTCGATGCTGCCCCTTTACTGCTTGCTGTAGCGGCTGACTACAACAAGACCGTTAAGCGGATTGATGTGGGCAAGGTTGATGAGGGCGGCTACAACGACCGTGACGCTAATGGTGCTCCTGGTAGAAAATCTAATCATGCTTCGGGGACAGCGATTGATCTGGATTGGAGCGAGGAGGGGGCGCAGGGTTCCGCTTGGGGCAAGAAGTTCTTCGCTCAGGCCAAGGTCCGTCTTGCTATCGCTGTGATGAAGAAGCGGTATGGGAAGTGGGTCCAGTGGGGTGGGGATTGGCGTGCCCAGGATTTTATGCACTGGGAGATTAAGCCTGGTGTGACTGCGATTGATGTGAAGGCTGCCTGCTACAAGTTGGGCATTGATGCTGATGGTGTTAGGAAGGGTGCATAGTTATGGCTGAGGAAATGATGGAAGAGGTGACTCTTGCTGAGTGTCTGAAGACTCTTCTGGGCAACGAGGTTGCTATGTATTTGAAGGCGCATGGGTTTCATTGGAATGTTGAGGGGCCTATGTTCTCTCAGTTTCATGAGTTTTTTCAGGAAATTTATGAGGATGTGTATTCCAGTATTGATCCGACTGCGGAGAACATTCGTAAACTGGATCAGTTCGCTCCTTTTACGTTGCCAACTTTGGATCGTCTTCGTGAGGTAAGCGATAACAAGACTAGTACTGATCCTATAGCAATGTGTGCTGACCTGTTAGAGGCTAACGATATGCTTCTCGAGTGTATTGATGAGTGCTACCAGTTGTCTCAAGATGAGAACCAGCAAGGCATCGCTAACTTCCTGGCTGAGCGTGACAACATGCACAAGAAGTGGCGTTGGCAGTTGAAAGCAACTCTCAGGAATTAGTTGTTGTTTCTCCTGTTACTCCTGTTACTATGCGTCAAGTAGCGCATAACTTTAAGGGGTAAGTATGGCGTTGAAGGATGCTTTAGTCGCAAATATAGGTGCAAAAAAGGGTCCAGTATGTACGGCCTGTATCGCAATCAACTCTATGACAGAGGAAGATCAGCGGGACCTAAAGGTTGCTTTAGATGATCCAGTTTATACCTCTATGGGGATAGCGCGTGCTTTGAAGGCTGAAGGCTATGAGGTATCGGGCCAGACGCTCCAGCGGCATCGCCGTGGCGATTGTTTCAAGAAGTGAGTATCGGTCAGCGCCTAGAGGTGCAGGATGAGATTGACGATCTTCGCTCTACCTTGCTCAGGACTCAACGGGAACTAAAGAAGGCTAAGGCTAGGGACGACCATCTAGTAGCCGCTACCCTTCAGGCGGCCCATGACGCTACTTTAGCCCGACCCCTTCCCCCACTACCAAAGCCTAATAAAGATGTCCGTAAGAAGGCTCCAGAGGTCGCCTTGTGGCATCTGACAGACTGGCAGGGAGCCAAGTTAACTCCCTCCTACAATTCTCAGGTTATGCACAGCCGTGTCCACAAGTTTGTGGATAAGGCTATCCGAATAACGGACATCCAGCGGGAAGATCATCCCGTGAGAGACTGCCACATTGTCCTAGGTGGGGACATGATTGAGGGCATCTTCAACTTCCCCACCCAGCCGTATGAGATTGACGCGACCCTGTTTGAGCAGTTTGTGAACGTGTCGAACCTACTAGTTGAAGTGACTAGGAGGGCTTTGGCTTATTACGAAAAGGTAACGGTCACCGCTGAGTGGGGTAACCACGGCAGACTAGGGTCCAAGCGGGATGCGGTAGTTAAATCAGACAATGCGGACAGGATGACGTATGAACTCGCCAGACAAATCCTTGCCTCCAGCGGAGCAAAGAATCTCACATGGGATGATTGCCCAGAGGACATCCAACGAATTGAGATCGGTAACTACCGTGCCCTCGCTATCCACGGAGATGAAGTCGGACGCAACGGATTCGCTTCAGGAAACACCATCGTCAACCATGTCAACCGCTGGCGGTCAGGTTCCTATCCTTGGAAATTTCGAGATGTTTACGTCGGTCACTACCACACCCACTACCAATACTCGCTCGCGGACGGAGCAGGAGCGGTCTACGGGACGGGCAGCACAGAGTCAGACAACCGCTACGCCTCAGTCGGGCTTGCCTCTTCAGCGGTCCCTTCTCAAAGGCTCCACTTCATCAATCCAGAAGCGGGGAGAGTTACAGCCCAGTACCAAGTCTGGCTTGACTGATATGGATAAGTTGCAGTCTGAGGCTGACAGGATTAGTAACGAACTATTGGTACTTAGCGGCCATGTCCGCGCTTTGGTATCACAACTGCGGCTCTGGCAGGTACGTCATGGCGTTCAGTAAAAGCATCATTGTCAAACTGTCCTACGGTGATTTAAAGATGGAGTTTACCGCTGAGGGTGCTTCATGGAATCCTGACGTAGCGGACGACTTCATTCGTAGAACTAAAACCTTGTGGCGTGACGCTCTGGAATCAATGATGGAGACGAATGCTTGGGATGAGGTAGACGCTTCGGAGATTGAAGATGAGTGACATTGATATCCGCTGCCAGGATTGTGGCGCGTCAGATGCTCGCGTCTATCGGGGTTGGTCGCTGCTGTGTGTGAAGTGCGCTAGGGAGCAAGACGAGGATTAAGAATAGTAGATAACTCCTGGAGGTAAGCGTGAATATTTTTATTAGTGGAGATGCTGGATTTGTTGGCTCCCATTTCAAAAAGTTTTGTTTAGAAGCAGGATACACGGTACGGGGCTGCGACATTAAATACGGCGAAAACGTTATGGATTGGTTTGGTACCGCTACTGGTGTTGATTTGTTTATTCATTGCGCTGCCAACGTCGGAGGAAGATTAGCGATAGACAAATCTCCTCTATGGGTGGCTGCTAATCTTGCTATAGATCAAGCCGCTTTCGATTGGGTCGCTAAAACCCAAACTCCCATGTTGTATTTCTCTTCGTCTGCGGCCTATCCAGTGTGGCTACAAGAAGGCAATCCTGACAGGATACTTCAGGAAAGCGACATTACTTTGCTACCCACTATGGGAACCCCAGACTCTACCTATGGCTGGTCTAAACTGACTGGCGAATACATGGCTGAAATCGTTAAATCGACAGGTGTTCCCGTATATGTTGTGCGCCCATTTAGTGGCTACGGCTCCGACCAGTCGTCCGACTATCCGTTTGGTGCGTTTAGGGATCGGGTGGTTAGCGGTGAGGACCCGTTCCAGATTTGGTCAGACGGCACCCAGAAACGTGACTGGATACATATTGATGACATTATTGCGGCCTGTATGAAGATTGTGGAAGCCGACTATCGGAAACCCGTTAATCTTGCCACTGGTAGGGGAGTTTCGTTCGTGCAGTTGGCTGAAATGTTTGGGGCTGAAAACGTTGAACTGCTAACCGATAAGCCGCGTGGATGTTCTTACCGCGTAGGTTCATCGGACCTCATGCGCCAATTCCACATACCGCAAATAACAATAGAGCAGGGCATAGAACGTGCCCTCAGGGAGAACCGATGATAACTGTCTGCACAACTCTAGCGACTTTCGCTATGGACTCTCCTGAAGTTTGGGGGTCTTGGATGGGTAACGCTGAACAAGTCCGTGAAAACAGTGACACACCAGTGGACTATTTTGCTGCTATTCAAACTGACGCTAGAGGGCTGGAGCCGTTTGCCCCGTTCATTGAACGGTTAGAGGCTATCGGGGGACAGTATTGGACTTACGTGTTTGACGACGGCAGAACCAATGTTGATATGAGTAATCGGCTGCGGCATTTGACGTTGGGGCAAAACATTTGCACTGAGTACAGCACCGCTAAGAGAGCAACACATATGCTGTTCATGGCCGCTGACTGTATGCCACCAGATGACATTATGCCCCGCATGTTGGAACTGAACCATCCTCTTTGCGCCCCATACATTAATACTTATGGGCTTACTGGTCCTGATGTGGAGGGTCATCCGTTCCCAGTTATGGACACGATGGCGTCTGCTGCCTGCATTTTTATTAGCAGCGACGTGTTTAGACGTTTACGGTGGCGTTCCGACTATGAGGATGGCAGTGATGATCCCTGCTACCACAAGGATGCTAAAGAGTTATTGAACATTGATACTTATATTAGGAAAGATGTGATTGCTAAACATTATCCTGAAGCAGTAGGGGACTATGCGTCACGCGGCTACGACACTACTGTGGTGCGCTAAGCGCTACCTGCTTACTTGGGTGTATCGGTTTTCTGCCTATGTTTATTCCGTCATACTGCGAATACATTTGACCACTCCTCTGCTCTGGCTTCGATGCTCCAATTCCGTGACACGGTGTCACGAATCCTCGAGGATTCCTGTTTCCTATTGTTGTAGTCCAGTAGATAGGTGGCTTGCTGCCGCCAATCATCTGCCGTGATAGCGAGATGCCCTACCCCATCTTCATGAAGAAGACGATACTCAGGAAGATCACTAGCGATGAATGGGATTCCATTTGCTGCGTATTCTAAGCCTTTAATGTTGGACTTGGCGTGGTTGAATGGGATGTCGCTGAGGGGGACTATCCCTATATCGAATTGGAAGGCATCAGGGTAATGGGTAATGGGGAGAAGGGGACTAGTCCTCATACGGTGCGGATTCACTCCTGTTATGTCGTGAAACGCGGGAGCCTGGTCAGAGTGGCCTGCATGGTGAAACATAAGATCATTTTCATCCAAGAACGCTGGTAGCCAGTCCCGTAACTGCTCCAGGTCGCTGTTCCTGAAAGATGTTGCCCCTGTCCAGCCGATAATGGGCTTGCCACTGTTGAGTGGGCGACGGTGGAATTGTCTGGTATTGACCCCGTTCCTAACGAGGTACACGTTGTCTCGCTGTGCCTGATGGTAGTCTCTGAGGAAGGGTGTTGAGACTGTGACTACATCGGCGGCTGCGATTACTTTCTTATAGATTTCTCTGTTCGTACGCTTGTTGCTGTCAGGGTGGGTGATGTCGTAGGCGGCGTTTGCTGGGGTTAATCCTTCGTAGTGGTCGTCTATATCTACAATGATCCGTTGCCCTAATGATTGGGCGATCTCTATTTGCTTGGGTGTCCAGCGGTCCATAATGAGTTTCAAAACTACTGTAGAAAATCCGAATACTCCTGTAGATTCAGTGTCCCTAATTCCAAATCCCCGCATGGGGTCCCAGGCCATTCGACCTGCGTGTGCGCGTTGCCCACAGACAAGCATGGGGAGAATGCACCTGTAGTAGCCACATCCCCCTGGGGAGAGTGTCATGTTCTCGCTGACACTAAAGTCGCTAGAAATGAAAGCAATGCTCACTTCTCTATCTCTTTCGCTAAGAGTGCGACTGTATTGCTGGGACCAAAAAGGTTGTTCTCATACTTAGCGGTAATATCAAATGCCACATCTGGGTAGTGTCGGCTAAGCATTTTCGTGAAGATGTCAGTTGATAATTCTGGCGATTGCTCCCACATCTGCTTGGTCACAATCATGAAGTATTCAATGCTCATCCGATGAACTCGTGACACCCACACTTACAGGTCCCAGCCTTGTGTGCATGGTTACAAGCGATGCACTTGGTAACCACCACAGGCGCAACTTCTATGGGGGCTTCTTGCGTTTGTTGCGGTTGAACAGGGGATGGGGTTTGGAATCCGTTGGGGGCGTAGCATTCGCTGTCGTCCCATTCAGTAGCAATCATGTGTTTTCCTGTGTGGCCTGCGGGGTGGTCACATCGGTTGCCTGCGACGTTGTATGCCCAGCATTGGCGTATTTTTTCAGTCACGGTTTCTCCTTAAAAGTTTTAGTTTAAAACCTCACGTGAGGTTTTTGGGTTGGTGGTGGGGGAGAGCGAACAGGAGAGAACTCTCTCCCCCACCTTCTCAACCTGTTAGCGCCATACGGGGGGTGGCGGCATACAGGGAGTTATCGGGCGCGTACCTTGCGAATGTCCAAACGGGTGTACCCCTGCTTGTCAAACGATTCTACGCGGCTGGGCTGTACTTCTACCCATCGTACCTGCCAGGAGCCTGTGGAGCCGTTAACTCCAGCGAGCATGGCTCCTGCCTCGTCTTTCATTTGCTTGGCTGTCTTCTCCATGCCACGGGCTTCTGTGTACATGTCTACGGCTGAGAGCAGTTCAGGATCGCTAATCTGTTCTCCTCCGTCGTTGATTGCTAGTCCTCCACGGCAGGCTGTGAAGTAGGAGCAGATACGCTCACATACCGCAGATGGTATATCGCGGGATGCGTCTTGGTTGTGCATAACGGCGTACGTTACATCGGTTACCCAGGAGTCGATCTCGTCGGTGAGTGTGGGGTCCCACAGTTCGGTGTCTGTGAGGATTCCTTCGTCTTTGCCTGAGCGGTCAAGGAAGGCGTTGCCCACGTAGAGGGGCTTGTCTGGGTTGAGTAGCCCTTCCGCTATTGCTCCCAGTACGTACAGGTGGCGCTGGTACTTGTGGGAGAGCGATGCTCCCTCACGCTTAGCCCATGCCAGACCGTCCTTGGTCTTGAGGTCTAGCAGGGTGTTGTCCTCAGGGATGATGATGTCGGGGTGACCGCTGATTGTCGCTCCTGAGGGGAGGGTAGCGGTGACCTTGATGTGGTCGATGCTGCCCAGTAGCCAGTTGGGAAACATTTTTTTCATGGCTTTCTCTGCATAGTCATGAATTGCTGTTCCGATAGCAGCAGGCATGATTGGCGTGGAGTCGGTCTGTTCTACTCCCTTGACCATGAGGACTGCCTTCTGTCGGCAGAACCCAATATCGCTGGGTCCCAGAATGCCGTGGTTGCTTTGGATAGAGCGGTCGCTGCCGTCGCTGTAGGCGCGGATAGCAGCACCGATGAGTTCTCCGTAGTTCTTCATGCTGATGCCTTCCCCACGTTCGCTACTGCCTTGTCTAGCCACTTAGCGAGAGTCACGCCGCCGTACACCCAATCAGTTACACCTTCAGCGTTCATGCGCTGCTTGATAGCAAGCAGGTTGATGGTGTCGCCTTCAGAGATGGAGGCTTTCATTTCCTCAATCCACACGCCAGCGCCAGGGTTGTCCTGCACGCCGCCCGAGTTCTCTGTCACAAGAGGTGCGGGTGCGCCTTCTGGCGGGGTGTCACGATCTAGGGTCTTGCCAACTACGTCAGCGGTTGCCCCGTCGTTGTATAGGGATAGACCGAACTGGGTTCCCAGGTTGATTGCTGCTCGCTTGAGCGCGTCTGACTCAGCAGTTTTGACTGCCATGTCGTGGGCTTCGCCGCGTTGCGGTAGTGATGCTGATCCGACAGCGGCTTCCGTGTAGGTGCAGTTAAGTGATGGGATGGATAGCCGCAAAACTACTTTGTAGCCAACATTCCATTGGGCTTTCTCGTTCTTCTCCTCAAATGCCATGTGCGAGCCTATGACTTCGGCTGACCAGCCACCGAACCCGAAAATGCGGATGAGGTGGGCTTTGACATCCCAGGCTTCTAGGTAACTGAGGCTACGTCCTGCCTGTGATCGTTTGGCAATTCTGCTGCCGTTGAGGGGCTTGAGCAGTTGCTCGTATTGTGCATTAGTAAGCATGGTACTCTCCTGTTCTGTAATTGTTTCCTTAACTTTATACCCGCTGGGAGTCTAAGTCAATGGCATCGAATTATAACTATTTTTACGCTGAGGTTCAGTCCATTGTGGATTCCATAAATCATGACGCTGACTCAGCACAACGCCTATCTAACTTGCAACGTCTGACAACAGATATCCGCAGAATGCTTATCGACTCCAGGGATGATGCCGCCTACAGTCTTCGTTCTAGATACAGCAGCGAGGATGCTTCCAAGGTCGTTGGGATTTCTTCGCAGTATGTTGACTATTGGGCTAATCGCTGGCGCAAGAAGAACGGTCTTGAGCCTTTGAAGCGGAAGAAGCGTATTGACCTATCGAAAGTAATAGACCTGAGTGGAGAGTAGTCTTCCCATTTACCTACTCCCCACCCAGATCAGCCAGGAGAGGCGGTACTAAGCGTACCGTCTACATTCAGGATGAACCATCCATCCCATAGTCTGACAGGGATGATAGCGGAATTGTCTTGGGCTGCGACCAGCCACCCGTTTTTGTAAGCGTCTGAACGGTTACGTTCGACTCGCTCGTGGCATTTTGGGTGAAGGAAAAGCGCATTATCTGCCCGTCCCACTTCTTCCCTAGAAGTTCCGCCCATACGTCTTGGATTCCTGTGATGAAACTGTCCGTAATGGGTAGGGACTCCGCATATCTCGCATCGTCCTTTCGCTCTTTCGAGAACCATCTCTTTCGTTTTGTCATTGAATGCTCCCGTTCTTGTCATTGTCTATCCCTTGGGGCGGCTAAATATTTTTACTATAAGAACCATGACTCCGTAGATGATGCAGCCGATGCTTCCGATAAGAAATATTCCGTACTCAAGTGGAGAAATCATGTCAGGCATTATTTATATCCTGCTTCTTTGAGGAGTTGCACGAGCATCCCGAGTGGGAGAGTGGCGTATTGCTCTGCTGCGTCTGTGGTTCCGTGCTTCTTATGAATGACAGCGCCGATACTTCCTCCTGCATTGTCAACTTCGATGTGAAGTTCATTGATCCACCCTGGGAGGTTGTCCCTTCTATGGTTTTTACACTCGAACGTAAAAGGACTCCCAGTAGATGACTGCACTCCATGTATGTCTCCACGGTCATCGGACCAGCCAGCACGAGTTCTATCAACTGTGAAACCGATGTCTCGTAAGTAGTTGACGATTGATCTTTCATAAGCACTCCCCTTATTTTTCTGTGGATTACTCAAAATGTATCTCTTTCGATACTTTGCGACGTTTCCATTTCATGATCCAAGCATGACGCTTCTTGGACCACTTCCATTTACCCACGAGTCGCTTCATGCGAACCTCCCTAGAAAGAATCCGAAAGCAATTCCGAACCAGAAGAATCCCTGAGTAATTAGAATGGGTCTCCAGAATTCACTCATCTTTTCCTCACAAGTTGATATGTTCAATTAAGA